GTCAGACTCCGTTGGATCGTTTCGATGAGGCGGTCGGTGAGGATGAGCGTATTGCTGCGGGGTCGTTCAACATGGATCCGGGGATGCGCGCCCCGGACGAGTTCACTGATGTGACCTCTGAGGGGTATAACGAGTGGGCGAAGCGTGCTGCGGAGCGTGGCGGCGCCAAGGAGTATGCTACTTCCGTGGAGGAGGAGGAGGCCGACGCTGAGGCCGACGAGTTGCGTGGACAGTTGTTGTTTGCGTTGGCGGCGTTGGGTCTGGGCGGTGTGGGGGGCAAGGTGGCGAATCGTATGCTGGGTCCGGGTGCCCGTCCGGGTTTGGGGTTGGGTAGCCGTAATCCTAGTCGGGCGGAGTGGAACGCTATGAAGGGGGGCGGGACGACCCCGCCGTCGAATGCGTTTCGGAGGGGGACGCTTGGGCAGGTTGGTGCGGAGCGAGGCGTGGGACGGACTTTGTTTGGTACCCCGGCCGCTCGTCAGGCTGCTGCACGGAGGGGGATAGACGCGGGAAGACACCAAATAGACGACACTCTTGGCGTGTTGGATGAGGCGGCGGATGCAATGCCCCTTGCGCGCCTGCTGTTTAGTCGCCCCGTTAGCGGTGCGGGCTATTTGGGGGCCACAACCAGCCCGATGGTGCATGACGTTGCCCGGAGGCGCCGGGGATGACCGGCGGGTTTGCAGTAGAAGCAACCGAAGTGTACGATCCAGCCATGGACGGTATAGGATGCGCAGAGTGCGAGGACTGGGACTATGATCCATTCCACGATGAGAGGGTTATGGAATGCGGTCTGGAAAACCCTGAGGTGTGCGAATCATGCCAATAAGACACTGGGTGATGTGCAGCACGATTGTGATCCTATTCGCGTTTATTGCCTTCATGGTCTGGGGTTTGGGTCGGACGTTACAATCGTTGTTCGACTAGATGAGCGCCCTCTCTGAACTACGCCGAGAGGCGGAGTGGCGCCGCTGCATAGCGGACGAGCGGTTCTTCTTAGAGAACTACTGGCATATCGCCCACCCGGCTCACGGTCGCATTCTGTTCAACTTGCGCGGTGCGCAGTCGAACGCGCTGAACCACTGGGATGAACATCGGTACAGCCTGACCCTCAAAGCCCGCCAGATCGGGTGGACTACGCTGGTGGCCGCGCATCAGTTCTGGTTGGCGTTCTTTCACCCGGATCAGAACATTATCGACCTGTCTCGTACGGAGCGCGAGTCGGTGTTGTTGTTGCGGAAGTCGAAGTACGGGTTTCAGCATTTGCCGGACTGGATGTTGGAGCGTGGCCCGGAGTCCTTGGTGGAACATCAACAGAAGATGGGGTTCAGTAATGGTAGCATGGTTACTTCGATGCCTTCGGCATCCGATCCTGCTCGTGGCGAGTCAGCATCGTTGGTTGTGGTTGACGAATGGGCGTTCCTTCCCAATCCAGAGGAAGCATGGGCCTCAATAGAGCCGGTTGCTGATGTGGGAGGCCGTATTATTGGCCTCAGCACGGCGAATGGAAGCGGAAACTTCTTCCATGAACTGTGGGTGGGGTCACAGACGGGCACGAACCGGTTTGCTCCGATGTTTTTCCCGTGGTCTGCGACGGAGGATCGGGACGAGTCGTGGTATCAGTCGAAGAAGGAGTCTATGCTGTCGTGGCAGTTGGCTCAGGAGTATCCGACGACGCCGGAGGAGGCGTTCATCAAGTCGGGTAACCCGGTGTTCGATTTGGATGTGTTGGAGGACATGAGGCAGTACGAGGAGGAGGGCCAGCGCGGGTACCTTTGGGAGCCGTACGCTAGGTCGGTGGAGTTTAGGGCTGATGCTCACAGTTTGGCGTGAACCGGTCGCCCGGCAGGCGTACTGTCTGGGGGTTGACACTGCGGAGGGGTTGGCCCATGGGGACTATTCGTGTATTCAGGCGTTGGATGTGCGGTCGGGGGAGCAGGTCGCGGTGTGGCATGGGCATATTCCGCCGGACACGTTGGCCCATGAGGTGTTTCGGTTGGCGTTGTGGTACAACGATGCTTTGACGTGTGTGGAGTCGAACAACCACGGGTTGACGACGATCACCCAGTTGCGCCATTTGGGGCATCCGAACCTGTTTAGGAAGCGGACGCTGAATACGACGGTTACGCGGGTGTCTCAGGAGTTTGGGTGGAAGACGACGAGAACGTCGAAACCGTTGCTTATCGACGATCTGGGTATGGCGTTGCGTTCTGGCGAGTTGAAGATCCACGACCGGTATACGGTGGCCGAGTTGCGCACTTATGTGCGTAACGAGCGGGGGACGATGAGTGGTTCGCCGCACGATGATAGGGTGATGGCGTTGGCGTTGGCGAATGAGATGCGCCAGTATGCGTTTATGCCTGAGTTTGCGCCGAAGGTGGACGATTATTGGACGATTGACTGGTTCGCCCGGATGGTAAAAACGGAGGAACCGACCGACCATCGGATCGGTTCGCACTCCATGCGTGGGACAGTCTGATCTTAGTGTGTAGACAACTGTGGAGGATTCATGTCAGCAGCAGGTAAGTTCGTTTCGCATACCAACGGCACTCGTACCGTGGATGGCGCTTCGGGCACGAACAACAAGATGGAGCGTGGTGGTTCTGTCGTGGCTAACCCGATTTGGGAACCTGCTGCGCCGAACTCGCCGAAGCAACGGTTCGACGATCCGAAGTACGCCCAGTATACTGGCGCCTTTGGTGAGGTTTCCGTGCGCGAGACTCCATTCAACCAGCATGGCACGACGGGTAGCGTTGAACCCGGCAAGCCACAGCCGGACCTGAAGGGTCATAACGCTGCACCACACACCAAGCGCCCGTAACTATGGCTGTCCTCCCTCGGGAGGCAACCTACGGGGAGTTCCGCGAGTATGTGGTGGGGCTGCGTGGGGTGCTGTCCTGTGCAGAACTGGATGAACTATGGGAACGCCGTCAAAGGCTGCTTGGACTCGGCTTCGTAACTGGTCGGGGCTACCGGTCCACGCTACCTCCCGAGGAGCAGGACATGACTCGGGAAGAGCGCGGCCGGAAAGCAGAGCGGCACGCCCGTTCGCAGGGGCGTAACATTGAACGGTTGCCGGACAAGGCGATGTTCTAGTGGCGCGTAAATCCAAGACGGAGCGGTTTGAGATAGCGCAGCGGAGGTTGCGTGCCTCTGCCCGTTGGCGTGACGAGATGGGCTATGACAGCCTGTGGCGTCGCATGAACGACCTGTACCGGGGCAAACATTGGCCTCGTACCACGGCGTCCACGGAAGACATGATCGCTGTGAATCTGGCGTTCAGCACGGTGAACGTGATTGCACCGTCGGTGTCGGTGAACCACCCCAAGGTGGTGGTGTCCCCGACGAAACCGGAGGATCAGGATCGCGCCGCGTTCGTTGAGGCTGTGGTCAACTATCTGTGGCGGCATCACGACTTCAAGAAGCCCTTCCGTCGCGCTGTCAAGGACTTCCTAGTTTTCGGCCACGGGTGGGTGAAAACGGGGTGGAAGTTCTTGGAGCAGGAACGGATGCTTGGCGACGCCGAGCGTGAAGACCTGTTCGGGGAGGCTGTCGCTGAAACGGATATGTTCGCTGCGGAACGTCCCGATCTGGCATCGGGGTTGCCGACGGATACTCAGATTGAGGCCAGCATCCCGGAGACGGCCATGACGGTGGTGGAGGATCAGCCGTTCGTGGAGCGCATCAGCCCGTTCGACATGTACGTCGATCCAGAGGCAACTTGCATTGAGGATGCGAAGTGGATCGCCCAGAGGATCACACGCCGGATGGAGGACGCGAAGTCCGACAAGCGGTACAAGGCTTCGGCTAGGAAGCAACTGACGGCCGATTCGATGATCTTCCCGATGTATGACAGCGCGGAGCGGCAGGAGCGCGAGGAGTATCTGCGCGAAGAGGACCGGGTGGTCATCTTCGAGTTCTACGACGTGGCCGAGAACACTATGAGTGTGTTTTCCATGACGGGTGACGAGTTTCTCGTCGACCCGATCCCCATGCCGTACGCCTACGGTCAACCGTTTGTGATGTTGCGCAACTATGACGTGCCGGACTACTTCTACCCGATGGGTGATTTGGAGTCCATTGAGTCGTTGCAGTTGGAGTTGGACAAGACTCGTTCGCAGATGATGAACGCCCGAAAGCGTTACGCCCGCAAATACTTGTATCACGAGCGGTCGTTTGGCCCGGAGGGCCGTGAGGCGTTGGAGTCCGATCAGGACGGCCGGTTGGTTCCGGTGGTGGACGAGAACAAGCCTTTGAGCGAGGTTGTGGTCCCAATGCCGCAGACTCCGCTGTCTCCTGAGATTTACAACATGTCGGAGATCGTGGAGGGGGACATCAACACAGTGTCTGGGGTGTCTGAGTATGCGCGCGGTCAGATGCCGGAGATTAGGCGTACTGCGACGGAGGCGAGTATTATTGCCGACGCCGGTAACGCTAGGGCTGCTGACAAGTTGGCGATCATTGAGATCGGCATCTCCCATATTGCGCGCAGGGTTCTACAGTTGATTCAGCAGTTTATGACGGGCGAGGATATGGCTAGGGTGTCTGCCCGCTCTGGCGAGGATCTGTTCGTCCGCTACACCCGGGACGACATCACGGGTGAGTACGATTTCAGCGTGGAGGGTGGATCCACGCAGCCGATCAACGACACGATCCGCAAGCAGCAGGCCGTGTCGCTGATGAATGCCATTGCGCCCTTGATCGGTGTGGTCATCGACCCCGCTGTGT